ACGGATCGAACTGGAAAGTATTACATTCGTAGTAACTCTCTACGTCAAAGGTACATTTAATCATAGCTGTTTTATCCTTTGTAGCATAAGTTAGTGATTCTAAATTGACGTTATTAATACTAAAAATATCGCCCTTTTGAGTTAAGAAAGGTGCTAATTGGTTTTGAACAACATCTACGAACTGGATAGCTTTTTCATTCAGCTTACTTAGCGTTTCGGTGTGTAGGTCAGTAATAGACATTCCTGTATTATCTACGTCCAATAGGTCAGTAAATAACAACAGCACCTTATACGTGATTCTAAACTCGTTAAAATCCGTTATTACGGCATCAGGATAGACCAAATTACATTTAGGGTATAAGTTGCCTGTTTGCCCGTTTGGGTTGTTAAGTAGTGCGCCTTGTGTGTTTATTACGTTTCTCTCTACGTCAGAAGCTAAACCGCAGTGATAAGTTAGCCCTAATTGGGTCGCAACAGTGTAGAAAGAGTTTGATAATTTTAGTATTGTCATAATCTTTTTTAAAAAAAGTGCTTATATATTTGGTATAACGAAAAACGCGCCTTATATTTGTTTTAACAAAGGCGCACAGATAGCGCAATATTCAATAAAAATAATAGTAACATGAAAAGCTTAATACAATTACAATCAATAGAGATAGAAACAGGGATAACAAAAGTAAGGATAGCTATTAATGCAAATCAATCGCCACACCCTCAGCTCGCATTGAGTCCTGAACAAGAGAATGAAAATAAAAACGCGATTGCATTATTACAAAAAACAATGAATAACTTAGGCTTCACAATGAAAGCACCCAAAATTTGGACAAAGCCAAATGATTGGAGCAACCCTAATGACAATATCCCAAACTGTTGGGAGTGGGATTTTTCAGACACTTTCCCAAAAGAGGAGAAATTAAGGATTGAGAAATTAATAAATCAAGCAATATATAGCTAATTTAATAAAAATACCACCCTAACACCTAAACACCTTTTTCAACTGCTTAACTACTCTCTCAAAATGCTTGGGAGAGTTTTTTATTTTCCCATCACAACCCTACTATAATTCCCTTCAAAGTCACTTACAGCATTCTCATAGCTCAAATACGTAAAAGCCTGATATAGTCCTAGCTGTTCAGCGTCCGTAATAGAATTACTGCCAGCTATGCCGCTTTTAGCAAGCCTTATTAGGGTAGAGTACCATCCGTAATTTTCTGTTAATTGTGCGATTCCTGCGCGTACTTGTTCTGCTGTTGGTTGTCGGTAGCAATTCGGGAAAGCGTCTCGCAAATGTCGTTTTGTCTCTGCAAAAAAAAATACACCTGTAAAACGTCAGTCATTGGTAAGTCGTCAAACTTGCGCATATTAACCTGAATGTATTGAGGCGTTATAGGTGTTCGTTTATCCCAATCTTTACGTAGAAGCAACAACAACAACTCACGCAAAGCGTTTAGGTTATTGCCTGTTTGCATTTCCTTAATGCGCTCGAATTGTGCTGCATCTATAAAGTCTATTACTTTAGATTGACGCATAAAACGATCAGGCAAATAGTATATAGTACCTTTGTGTGTTATTGACCTTACGTCAGGATTATAATAGACGTTCTCGTCTATATTGAATGATTCTATACAAACAGAAAATAAACGCTCTATATCCTCTTTTTTACAGTTGTATAACTCAACCTTTGGGGCATCAGTAGCAAAAGCAATATAGTCGATAAAATAAGGCAAATATACCGTATTATATTCTTCATCGCTAATACTCTTTAGACTTAGTTCGCCCTTGTAAATCTCCTTTAGGGATTCGGGCATTTTAGGTTCATTCCCTAGCAACGTCATAAACTCGCCTAATGTTAGCTTAGTATATTGCTTTAGGTTGTACGTATTACTGTCTATTGTAAATTGCATAAGTTAGGCTTTAGTTTCTTTCTTGGGTCTGCCTCGCTTTTTTGGTTGTGGCTTAGGTCCTTCATCTTTTGGTGGTTCTTCCTGATTACCTAATAATCGTACTTCTTCTACTCTCCTTGTGCTTATCTCGTGTATCTTAGACATACGTACAGTTAGCACGTACTTAATCTGACTAAGTAGGTTACTAAGACTAGGGTTATTTAGGCTGAACTCCGATACTTTAGAAGTCTTTAAGTAAGTCGCTACATCTTGCAACTTTTGTATAGCTTCTTCGTGATCTTTGACCTGTTTTTCTGTAAATTGCATATTTATTGTAAGAAAGTTTATAAAAAGTTTTGTAGTTCGGTTTTTATTGTGTTACTTTGTATTAACGAAGAAACAAATACTAATCATTAAATATAACAACAAAATGACTAATACAAAGAAAGAAGCAATGAAAAGTAAAGTAATCGCAAAGTTGATTAAGTACGGAAACAACGAAAACGAGGTAAAAGAAATGGTAAGTCTTCATTTTGATTATGCCTTTTCAAAATACAGTACAGTGAAAAGAATCGCAGATTGCATAAGAACAATATATTAACCCACAGCCCCGAAAGGGGCTTTTCTATTTCCCTAGCCAAAACCTTTAAGCCCTCTTCCCCTCGACAACTTCATTAACGCCCAATAACGTACAGCATCCCAAGCATGATTAAAACTATCTATCGGTTCGTTTGTAAAATCGCCGTTAGGTAGTTTTTTGTATTTGTACGTCTTTTGTTCCATTAGTAAATTCTTGCTCCTAGCTGTTATCTTTAGGTTGTAACGCTTTAACAAGTCTATTGAGTGCCTTATACTATCCTTGCCTTTTTTCGCTGCAAAGCAACGTATTCTAAGGTTCTTTAATTCGGCTATACTTTTAGGTTCTGCACTATCGGCATAAACTTCTACATTCTTAGCTTTTGCGTTTATTACGTCCCCTATCATAGCGTTACTCATGGCATACTGATAGCAAAGCTCGTCTATATAAATATCATCACCACGAACACCACACATCATTATTGCGGTAGGGTCGTTGGTGTAACCAAAGTCTAGCCCTAAAGCCACCTTTTTAAGGTCATGAGGGAAACTATCTACTACCTCAACATTGGGGAATACAAGCCCTTTAATAGCCCCATACTCGCCATTGACATAAACCGCGCGCATTACAGGGTCTTTAATCGCTTCAATTTGACGTATTAACTTCTCGTTTAAGAATGGATTATCCTTGTACGTTGATACAATCACAGTTAGACCATCTTCTACGTTTTCGGCTTGGTCTTCTAGTTCGGTCTTAATCCATGTATAAGGGTCTGACGGGTTTAAGTCAATTATTACTAAGTCAGTAGTACGTATATTTAACTGGAAAAAATCAGTATCATAGTGTAGCTCGTTCCCCTCATTGCATAATAATATGTTTCTTTTACGTCCTCTTACTTTTTGCTGATTATCTACACTAAAAAACTCTACTGTACGACCTTTATACGTGTAAGTAAGTTCTGTCTTATTCCTTACTACTCGACCAAATACGCCCCAATCTTGCAATATTTCTTCAAAGTCTTTTAACGCTGTTGTTTTAAGCGAGGGAAGCGTTTTACGCACTATTGATGCCGTACCCTTCTTAATATACGTCTTCTCTCTTATACGCCCTGTCATTAGCCATAAAGCGAACATCTGCATAATAGAATACGTCTTACCTGCACGTGTGCCGCCCCTATTCACTACGAAACGAGTAGTAGAAGTATAGTTACGTTCAAATACTGTACTGGTCTTTATATCTACTTTTTTGCTCAATTATTTCACTACCGTTACATTAAAATCTAAATCCTCGCCATCCTTACCCGTTATTTCCTGCCTGCTTATATCCTTTTCGCCTAATTGCTTACTTCGCCAAATTACCATAGTAGGACTAGCATTACCCGTCATACCTAACGTATTAACCGTTGCAAGTACAATAGACTGCATAGATTTTTTAATTTCGTCCAAAACGGGGTACTTATTAAGTAGATGAAAGAACGTAGAATGCGCCATTATACCACGTTTATCCATGTCGTTAATAAACTGGTGCATTGATAAATACATACCCGTAGGATTGATAAAAATGCTCTTAGCTCCTGTCCTCTCGTTCTGTATTACTTCTAGGTCGGGTTCGTTAGTGTCTTGCAATATCTTTAACATCTCGTTAAATACTCGTTCAGCTTCTTCTAACGTCCATTTTTCAGCAGCTTTATTCCCTTCCTTAAAACTCGTTTCATTTTTCATAATTAGGCTTTTAGTTCAAACTTCTTTATCAACTCCCCTTCCTCGTTTTGATCTATCATAACGTAACCTATTAAACGTTCATCGTAATAGACCTCACCTTTGAGTAACAATTCACTAGCTAAGGGCTTTACGTCAAAATGACATTTACAAGTATCTTTAGGTAAAGATAGTGCGTCTTTAGCTTTTTCCGCTGCGTATTCCCATGCTTTAATTTCTAGTAGTGCATTGCTCATTGTAAAAAAAGTTTGCTTTATGTCTTAAAAAGTTTGTATCTTTGCTATATTCTTTTTATATAACGAATTTCTTTAACAAACAACTATTTATGAAGAAAAAGAATGTTAAAATAGTTAAGGACGTGAAAAACACGCAAGGACGTAGTACTAATATCGTTCTTAAAGCTCGTCCCGAAAAAGTCTATACTGAGGCTGACCTTTACGCTTACGCGCAAATAGACGAGGCTATATGGGAATGTACTCACCTTGAAGTTAAGCCGTACCAATCTACTATGCGAGTTAATGACGTTCCAGTAGTTACTCAAATGGTATCTATGAAAGCGCGATTTAAGAAACGTAAGAACTCGGAAGAGTTTAAATTTTTACAAAGGTTTGAGCAAGGTTTATACCTATATCAGTACGATAATCGCCCTATGCCCTCTTACAAGGATATAGAGAAGAAATGCGTTATAATTAACGCTTACGATGCTCACATAGATAAGGTTACCCGATTAACAGAAACAGGCACTAAAAGCGATATTAGAAAGAATACGCGCCTATTCCGTAACACTTTTAGTCAATTATTGCAATGGTGTCAAAAAGGCGGTAGTCCTGAGCTTATTATTTTTCCTGTTGGTAATGACTTTTTTAATATCAATGATGCTCGCAACACTACCAAGAAAGGCACACCACAGGATACCATTATGCACATTGAGGACAGTTATAGAATAGGCTTAGACTTGATTCGTGACTGTATAGAAGAAGCTCGCAAGGTTGCACCCGTACTAGTTCCTATCATTCGAGGGAATCACGATAAGGACTTAACTGGTTTTTTAGGCGTAACGCTCGAAAACATCTATAAGGGAGATAAAGCCGTAAATATTGATAACTCTCGCCTTAGCCGTAAATACACGCAATACGGTAAAAATCTTTTCATGTTTGGTCATGGCGATACAGAAAAGAAGTTTATCTCTCGCCTTCCTCAAATTATTGCACAGGAGCAAAAGAAGCTATGGAGTAAGACGGATTATAGATATGCGTTCTTAGGGGATTTACACCACCGCATACAATACGGACGTACTACCATCAAAGACCATGTAGGCGTTCAGATTAATTATCTTCGTGCTATGAGTAGTCAGGATTACTGGCATCATTCAAGCGGTTATATAGGCATACCTAAGGCGATGTACGCTACTTGTTTTAGTCGTGATGGTAGAGACAGGGAAGATAAAGAAAAGTTATTTTAGATGGCAAATAAGAAAGGGAATGTAACTTAATACACTCCCTTTTTTTTATTAGAATAATGACGTTTGTAGTTTAGCGTCTATTGCTGATTTACAGTTTTTCACTGCCATATCATAGTAACTTTCTTTCAATTCTATACCAATACCTTTACGCTCCATTTTTACGGCTTGATACACTTCAGAACCTATACCCATAAATGGAGTAAATACTGTATCTCCCTTATTAGTATATAAATGGATTAATCGCTCGATAGTGTCGAGCTGTAACGGGCATATATGTTTTTCGTCTTTCTCGTCTCTCGCATTTCTAAATCCTTGCAATGTCTTAGAGTAGTCAATATCCATCCATACTGGACTAGCGTATTTTTGCCATAAATCAACACTTAGCTCCGTATTTTGAACAGGATTAATACGTTCTCCATCTTTTCTAAATATCAAAACATAGTCAGGAATACCTACCCTAGACATTGTAGAGTCTTTCTTAACTTGTTTATGTAATAATCCTAATGCTTTTGTTCTTTGCATCTCAACGACTGGATTTTTCCATATAGTTACTCTACTATGATAAATAAAACCTACTTCTTGAAAAGCATCTATTAACATTCCGCTAAAATCACGAAGACCAATATATCCTTCCTTCCCTTTTTGAATAGGTAAATCCATGCAATGTACAGCAACGTTACGCCCTGACTGTAATACTCTGTATAATTCTTTAGTTAAGAATTTAAACTGTGTTAAAAATTGCTCGTAGTCGCTTGAGTTGCCCATGTCCTCTACATGAGATGAATAAGTATATAATTCAGCAAATGGAGGGCTAAATACTGAAAAACCTACGCTTTCTTCGTCTAGGGTTTTAATACGTTCTACGCAATCCCCACGCATAATATGATAATCGTCTGTCTTTGATTCTCTAAAATCCACTGCTGACGTTTTTACATTTGAAAACTTATTCATTTGTTCTTGCATTTTTTTCGACATAATATCAAATTTAGACTGTTTTTGTTCTATTGATTGGATTACATTCTGCATATTATCAGTAGTAATTAAATGGATAGTGACATTCTTTTTTTGACCAAAACGATGCGAACGTCTAATGCCTTGATAAAGCCCCTCGAAACTAAAATCTAAAGCTGCGAATATTTGAGTATTACAGTTTTGATAGTTTAGCCCGAATTGAGCTATCTTGATTTTTGTAATCAAAATACGGAACTCACCACGACCAAAACCTAGTAATTTATCTTCTTTCCATTGTGGTTTATCGCTCCCTTTTACCTCTACTGCGTCATTCAAGTGCTTTTGTAAATATACCCCTTCGTCATTATGCTTTACCCAAATAATAACTTGACCTGTCGTTTGTTTTGCTAGTTCAATAGCTTTATCTAGCCGCTGTTGCTTAGTTTCTTTTAGGGCTTTATTAAAATTGGTAGCAGAAACAGCCACATCATTAAATAATGCTCCATTATCTCTTTTTGGCGTATTAACTGTATGATTTACCATGTTTAACTTAGGCAAATTATACCCATTATCTGAGAATCCTAAATCAGAAGGTTTTGAAATCATGACAGCCCATGTATTGACAAAAGCATAGAATGAATTTACAGCATGCCCCTTTAATCTCCATTTTGAAGTTTGCCCTCCATCATGCACAAAATACATTGCTAGCATTTCATTTCTAGTCATTACGTCTAAAAATTCTGCATGATTACCTAATTCCATTGGATCATTAGGGCTTGGGGTAGCGGTACATGCCAATTTATACGGACATTGCGAGAATCCATCTATAATTTGGTTACGCATCTTCCCTGTGAAATTCTTTAAAATACTACTTTCATCAAGCACAACGCCCGAAAAAATGGAAGTATCAATATTTTTCAACTGCTCGTAGTTCGTAATATAAACACCACGTTTAGATTGTCCATTATACTTCTCAATGTGAATACCGAATGTTTCCCCTTCTTTGACTGTTTGAGCAGTAACGCCTAAAGGTGCTAACACTAGTACGGGTTTATTCGTATGCTTCACAACACGATAAGCCCACTCTAACTGCATAAAAGTCTTACCTAGTCCGCAATCGGCAAAGATAGCATATTTACCTTTCTTTAGTGCCTTACGTACGATATATTCTTGAAAAGGGAAAAGGCAGCTATTTAATTCACTAACCTCGAAACCTGATTCTTGGATAGTCTTACGCTTACTCTCTATGAATTTTTGATAGTCTTGCATAGTATTATAATATATTTAGTTATCTAATGTTGCGTTATTGCCTTACAAATATACGGCTTTATTTTAAATTACCAAACTTTTGTATAAAAAAAATAAAAAAGGTGATGAAATTAATCACCACCTACAACAAACAACTAAATACATAATTATGAATACTCGTACAAATATACGGATTTTAGGAACGTCACGCAATTAAACTGGATAAACTTTTTTACCTAGATATAGGTTTCTTTCATTTAGTACGTTTCGGCTTTTTAGGTCTTTCGCTACGTCATAACCTGGACAGGGTTTTAACTGGCAATCGTTGTGACCTAGTACTATTAGTTTAGGGTTGAGCATGCACTGATAACGGACGTATATATCTAAGTGATGCTTTTG